AGCATGCGGAGCTTCTGACGGGCATCCCTGCCGTCTTCAATATGATGACGAAGCTTCGCAAGATAACCGGTCAGGCGAAGATCGAGCCGCTGATCGAACATCTCGAAGGGCTTCTGCTAGCTGCGCCGGACGAACCTATCGTCGTCATGCTCCACCACAAGGAAAACGTTGAGGCTGTACGCGCACGTTTTGCTGAGATTTCTCGACGCGTCGTTGGCGGCGTCAGCGCGAAGAAACGCAAAACCATCGTCGAGGAATTTCAGGATGGTAAGGTTCAAATTTTCATCGGCAACATCGCTGCTGCCGGTGAAGGGCTGACACTCACGCGCGCCTGTCGGTTGATCTTTGGCGAACTTGACTGGAACGCAACCGCCATGTGGCAAGCGCTCAAGCGCGTACACCGAATAACACAGGCGCGTGAAGTCACGATCCAGTATCTGTTGCTCGACGAATCGCTGGACGCCAAGCTCGCATCGAGCTATATTTCTAAGCGACAGAGCATCAGTGAGCTTTTCGCTGGAGCAGAGATCGCTCGACAGGAGCTTCTAAATGGCGCGCCGTAAACCCTATGCGTGGGGCATCTATCGGATCAACGATAAGCGCGAGATACTAGAGACTATCGATTTGTTCGACGACCGTAAGGCCGCAGACAAATCACTAGCCGCTAAAAGAGCCGAGGCTGTGCTGGCGAACGAGAACCAATACAACATCGCGCTTCTTCCCTGCGGACCAAAGAACGAAGGACTGCTACCATGACCCCTGATGAAATTTTTCAACTCCGCCTTCGCGCTTATTCAAAAGCGCTTGACAGGCAGGAAAAGCAAAAGCTCAAGAAGACCGGCTTCGTTGATAAATACGATCTACTCCCGAACGTCAAATATTTCCATCAGGAAGGGTTCGCTTGTTGCCGGGTCCATTTTGGACCTCCATTTCCGTGTAATGATCCGGAGACTTTCGATTACGTGCCGCTGAACGGAGCCGCCGAGGTATCGCGCCTCTGCATCGAGCCGACGATATGCGGCTGCTGCACGGCCTGTTCCGGCAAGTGGCGCAGGCGACGTGGACGCGCGAACTCTACACGACTGCCGAGGAAGATTTGCGCAAAATCTACACGCGATGGATCGGCTTCGAAGACGCACCAGAATCTGAGCCGGCCATCGTTGGTCCAGGGCTCGACGATGTTTGGTTGTTGCGTCTCGATCTCGGCGATGCTAAGGTGCAGAAAAGAGTGAAGGGCCTGCTCGGCTGGAGAGACTGATGCTCGTAGTTTTTCTTCCTATCATCTTCGTCGTCGTGGCGATCTATCTAGCGTACTGGCTGACCAGCGCCAAGGATGGCAAGATGCCGTGGGACATTGACGTCAGCCGCCTCGGACGCTTTGTGGGCTGGCTCGCTATCATCGCTATCCCTGTCATCCTCGGTATCTTCACGGCGATCATTCTGGCTGGTCCCTAATGGTTGCGCATAGAAAGATGTCGCGTCTCGACGCGGAGCTTGCCGCCGAGATGATTGCGAACGGGGAAACCGTGCGCAGCGTGTGTAAGAGATTCAACATCACGCCTCCCGCACTGTATAGAACATTTGACCGAGTTGGTATTGATCGCGAAGGCCAGCGCGCGCCGCTGACTGCCGACGAGAAGTTTTATATTAACCAAGAGTTCTTGAACGGCTCGACGGTCCAACAAATTTGTGTCAAATGGGGGATCAAGAAATCCACAGCCTACAACGCCCTGGCTGATACGAGGGCGGAACTAAAGAAAGCTCGCAAGGACAACGCACATGACGATGACGTGGAACAAAGACCAGCAAATCGCGCGCGACGCGATCATGCAGTTCGTAGAAGCTCGCCCGAATGACAGTTTCGTCATGGCCGGCCTCGCAGGCACGGGGAAGACGACTCTCGTCTGTGACATCCTTGCCGAGTTGAAGGATCGCGGCGTCCGCGTCGCTGTTATTGCACCCACCGGTAAGGCCGCTACGGTGCTCAACAGCAAGCAGAACTACTTCAAGGCGTCTACCATCCACCGCCTGCTATACAAGCGCCCCAACGACGCGATGAGCGATCTTATCGATGCCATCGAAGGGGTGACCGCGCAGATCGAGTTCGCGCTCGGGCAAGGGATGGACGCTTCCGGCCTCCAGTCTACTCTGTCGGCTCTTCGCATCAAGCTCGAAGAGCAGTATCGTTCACAGAACAAGTTGAGCTTCTTCCCGCGCGACCCGGCCGAGGTCGCACAGATGTTCGACGTCGTGTTCGTTGACGAAGCCTCGATGGTGAGCCAGGAGCTTGTCGCGGACATCGGCGCGCTCGGACTCCCGACCGTCTACCTCGGCGACCCCAACCAGTTGTTTCCGGTTGGCCAGGAAAAGTTTTCTGTCCGTCTTGACCGTCCGAACGTCAAGCTCGAAGAGATCATGCGCCAAGGCGCCGGCTCGCCCATCCTCTCACTTTCGCGCGCCATTCTCAAGGCTAAGGGAATGCCGAGCAACAAGTGCGGCGTTCGCACGACTCCGAGCACGAATCCGCTCGCCATGCTCCGCCAGATGGGCGAGGGCACGCAGTTCATCGCGTATCGGAACGAGACCCGCCGCACGATCAATCGTCATCTTCGCAATGAACTTGTTGGCAGCAAGCGCGACCCGAAGTATCCGTTCCTTCCTGTTCCTGGCGAGCAGTTGATGATCGACGCGAACGAGCCGGACAAAGGTCTCATGAAGGGCGACCTCGTCACGTTCGAGCAGTTGACCGACTACAAGCCGGACGGCAAGCGCGGTGACTTCCTGTTCTCTGGCATCATCACTGATCGTATCGGTGTCAAGCAGGCGATCCGCATGCACGCCAATGATCTGATGCTGTCTGAGAACCACGCGATGGGCATCAGCGACAATCGCGGCCAGCGTTCGGACTACGAGAACGATCACTATCGCTTCTGCGCGGGCGCCTACTACGACGGATGCAAGGTCATGTTCCCGTATGCCATCACGTGCCACAAGGCGCAGGGCAGCGAGTGGGACAGTGTCGTCCTGTTCAATGACCCGCACCCGAAGTCTGCCTGCCAGTACCTCTACACGGGCGTCACGCGGGCGCGCGAGAATTTGATGTTGGCTATGACGTACTAGGAGTTGACAATGATAACCAGGGCCGACGTGCAGAATGTGGCAGAGTTTGTGCGCGCGGCGCAGAAGCGAGCGCGCGAAATAAAAGAAGAGGGGCGCCTCAAGGCTGGCGACTACCGCGAATGTATTTTGACTCCGGCAATCGATCACGCTGTTAAGTCTATAGATGAGACACTTGTACAGGCGGCTACGCTAGGTAAACTTACAGCGTCCGGAATGATTGAACAAGCCTACAGCTTGCTTCTTTTCAAAGACTTCAACAAATTCTATCCCTGCTACAGTATCAACGACGTACTGACGTGGTGCAACGAAATACACGACAGCTATGTACACAGCGTGCGCGAAATTTACTCGGCCCGAGGATACGAATTGAATCTCAATTTGCTCCTGAGAAGTGGCGCTTCTCGTTTTAGCAGAGAGGATTTGATCAGCGTCGAGTTCGCGAGAACTACGTATGTGTTTTCCATCGACCCCGAAGAGCCTCAGTGGAAGCCTGGGGTTACGAACTGCACGGTACACGGAACGCCTGACTCCGGATGCCCGTGCCGCACGGTTGACTGTCCCGTTCTGTTACGTTAAGCTCCGCGTATGATCAAACTCAGAACAGCGCTGTACGACCTTGAGGCCGATGGGTTGAACCCATCGGTCATTCACTGCTTGGTCATCCAGGAAGCTGAGTCTGACTTCGAAGCTGTCTGCGACACCCCCGAGAAGATCGAGTGGGGTATTCGTATTCTCGAAGACGCAGACATGACTGTTGCGCACAACCTGATCGACTACGACGGAAAGGTTCTCCGCAAGCTCAAGAAATACGCACCAAAGGGCAAAGAGCGCGACAGCTTCGTGATGTGCCAAGTCCTCATGGGCGACATCAAAGAGACCTTCGACTATCGTGAGAACGACCGAAAGAAAGCGCGCGTCAAAGCCGGCATCGTGAATCCCTTCGAATGGAAGGGAAAGTACATGGGCTCTCACAGCCTGGAGGCGTGGGGCTATCGCTTGGGTATGGCGAAGGGCGACTACGCCGAAATGATGAAGAAGAAAGGGCTCGACCCTTGGGCTTCTCTCAATCCGGATATGCTTGAATACTGCCGCCAGGACGTTCGCGTGCTCAAGGCGCTGTGGCTTGAGCGCATCCTGCCGCTTATGCGTGACGGCGTGCCTGCGAATAACGAGCGCGCCATCGCGATGGAGCACTTCATGCAGCGACAGATGTCGATGCTGGAGCAGGATGGTGTGCGCTTCAACGTACAGAAGGCACTTGAGCTTGTCGGCGTGCTAGAGAAGCGCGCGTTGGAGCTTGAGGAAGAGATCGCGACCGACCTCGGTCCTCGCTACGAGCCGAAGACGTGGGCCAAGCCCATCTTGAACTCAAATAACGGGAACAACGTCCGCAGCCCATTTATGCGCGAGTATCCCGACCAATGGATTTGGCATCTTCGCACGGACGAAGAGTTGGCCAAACAGGGGATGTCGCGCGAGCTTTGGGGACGTCACGTAGACCCCGCTGTGTTGCGTGAAGATAATAAGGACAAGGCTTGGAAGAAAAAGCACGCGCATCTTCCGGCAGATCAAATACCGCCGCGCCCGAACAAGATCGTCGTGCCTATGTACGAGGCGGGCGAGGGAAGCAACTTGTTCGTCGGCGAAGGTTCGTATACGCCGATCATTTACAAGCCGGTCAAGGTGACTTCGCGTGAGCAGGTTGCGCGCCGACTGCTAGAGCTTGGTTGGCACCCGACGATATTCACGAAGACTGGCCTTCCGGTTATGTCAGAGCCAGAGCTACAGAAGCTCGGCGAGACTGTCCCGGTCGCTAAGAAAATTGCGCTCTACTATCTCGTCAAGAAACGCCTGGGACAGCTAAAGACGGGTAAGCAGGCGTGGCTGAGACTGGTCGATGAGAACGGCTACATCCATCCTCGCATCCGTCCGTGCGCGACGATAACGGCTCGCGCCGCGCATAGTAATCCAAACATCTCGCAGGTGCCGGCGATCAAGATGATCACCGTACCAAACCCCGATCAAGTTACCGATCCAGCCGAAGTCGCGAAGCTTGAGAATTTGATCGCGACCCTACAGGCAAAAGACGAGCTAACGAAGGAAGAGCGGAAGAAGGTCAAGGTCGCTAAGTTCCTCCTGTCGCCGACGACCGAAGTTGTTGGCTGGGGCGAGGAAGGCGAGTGGGGCGCCGATTGTCGTGCACTGTTTTATGTGCCGGACGGATGGAAGCAAGTCGGCGCCGACTTGGCGGGCATCGAGTTGCGCGCGTTTGCCAACGATCTATTCCCGTTCGACGATGGCAAGTTCCTCAAGGTTCTGTTGGAAAAGGATGTCCATGAAGAGAACCGAAAGATTCTTGGCATTCCTAATCGTACAGATGCTAAGCGTTTCATCTTCGCATGGCTTTACGGAGCCGGTGACGAGATGCTCGGCAGTATCATATTCCCAACGAAGAACACCACGCAACAGAAAATCGCGGGGCGCGATTTCCGGAACGCGCTCACCAGTGGTATTGCGGGTACGGCTCAATTGCTGAGGGCGATCCATCGACTCATTCGTCAGAGGAAGCACGCCTTCGTTGAGCGACAAGTTAGCACGACCGAAGACGAGGCGACCGGTGTCCAGGTATGGCGCACCACTGTCGGATATTTGCAGGCACTCGACGGGCGTTTGCTCGGCGTTCGTGGAATGCACTCGGCGTTGAATACACGTCTGCAATCATCGGGCGCCATCGTCAGCAAATACTGGATTTACGTCGTCATCAAAGAGCTTGAGAAGCGCGGATGGAAGCGCGGCTATGATGGAGATTATGTCTTCATGATTTGGTCGCACGACGAGGTTCAGTTCGGTTGTCGCGCCGAATTGGCCGAAGAGCTTGCTGCGGTATGCCGAGATTCGGCATCCGTCGCAGGCAACATGCTCAAGATGATGGTACCTATCGAGGCCGACGCTAAGATCGGTGACAACTGGCAGGAGTGCCATTAATGAGCGCGACAGACTGGAAGAAAAACTGCCCATGGTGCGGAGTCGATTTGAGTGAATTGACCGGCCGCTGCTACTGCGGGCGAGAACCACCTAAGCTGGAGATACAAGACTATGGACGGAAAAGAAGCGTTGACACGAAAACTCCCATCAAGTAATGTAACGGTTCGCGACTTCCTTCTAGACTGCTTGGTAAAGCTAGTCGAGGAGACGGAAAATTTCAGCGGCAAACGCCCGCTCGGAAATAGCGACTGGATGGAGCAGCTTTGTATTGCAGTCGGCGCCGCAGAGATGCGCGGGGATGACGACTGTTGGGTTGATTATGACGCCGGACGGGTAATCCTCACGGCGGCTATCGAAGAGCTAAGGAAAGAGGGTTAGCTTATGTCAACGCACGCCGTCAATATCGTCGAGATCGAATCGGTTGAGCCCCACCCCGACGCTGACGCGCTGGAGTTGACCAATATCGGAGGTTGGCAGTGTGTCATCCGCAAAGGCGATTTCAAACCCGGCGACCTCGCCGTATACATCGAGCCCGACTATGTCGTCCCCACGACGCGACCGGAGTTCGCGTTTCTCGACAAGAAGGGACTCGGCCGACCGCATCGGTTGAAGGCGGTGAAGCTTCGCGGGGCCGTGAGCTACGGTTTGTTGATTCCAATCCCGGCATCGCTGATGGAGTGGCTGATCGAGAACGACACCTATAAGGATGAGCAAGGTGTCGAGTTCCACTTCAACCTCGTCGGGCGTAACGTGATGGAGCCGCTAGGTATCGTGCGCTACGAGCCGGCTGTCAATTCACGGAACGGCGGCTTCTCGAAAGTAGCCGGCCCGTCCCCTGCGGGACTGATGACGGTCAAGTTCGATCTGGAAAACTTGCAGAAGTACCACGACGTCTTCGAGCCCGGTGAGTACGTCTACGTCACCGAGAAGCTGCATGGCGCGAATGCGCGCTTCCTTCATTGGGAGGGCGAGGATTGGGTCGGATCGCGCAATCAGTGGTCGAAGACTCCGGACGACGGACAGAGCAAGTCGTGGTGGTGGACCGCATTCGAGCGCTACCCTGGAATTGCTGAGTATTGCCGCGCGAACCCCGGCCACATTCTGTACGGCGAGGTTTACGGCGACGTTCAGGAGTTGAAGTACGGTGCGAAACCCGGCGAGGTTCGCTTCGCTGCGTTCGCCATCCTCGATGCGACGACCGGGACTTGGCTTGACTACAGCGACCTCCGCGTCCGCGCGGCGGCCGTTCGCATTCCATTGGCTCCGCTTCTGTTTGAGGGTCCGTTCGATTGGACTCACGTCAGGAGTCTCGCCGAGGAAGATTCTGACGCAGCCAAGTGGAGCGACAGTCGCGCGTCTCAACTTGCTGAGGGCATCGTCATCGTCCCGTTCAAAGAGCGTCAGCATCGCGGACTCGGACGTGTTGCGTTGAAGCATATTTCACAGCGGTACTGGCTGTCATGAATATCAACGACAACACTGTTGAGTCACTCGTCGAGTTCTTCTACCACCACTGCCCGCTAGCGCGCGCGATGTGCGCAGAGCGACAAGTCTTTACGGTCGAGACTCGCGGGCAGAACAAGGATGAACTGGTGAAGCTGCCGGATATCGAGCACGGCGCACTTGCTGGTGCTGATATGGACTTCGACGACTTTTTGCTGCGCACGATGGGCGAGTCTGAGCGCTGGGCTAATGCCCGCATGAAGCTGGCCTCCCTGGCGCGTTATCTGAATCGTCTTCTCTACACCGGCATTGACGCGAAAGGACTTCCGGCCGTTTCGCTAGGCTCTCCAGGTAAGGTCAAGGCTGAGTTTGTCATTGGCCGAGACATGTCTGGCATTGGAGAGGATGCGATCCGTTTTGCGCGCGACGGCGAGACGATTCTTTTGTTTGAAGATCATCGCGCGTTCTTCACCAAGCCCATCATTGCGGATGTCGGGAGGCTGGACTACAAACCGGTCCATCGCATCCGTATGGAAATGTACTACTACGTTCTAAAGGAAAAGGACAAAGCATGAGCGACGTTACCCCGCAGACGCTAGACGCACCCGCCGACCCAAAGGCACCCTACGCCGTCGTCTTCGACACCGAGACGACCGGTCTTCCGCAGAAAAAGCTTTCAGCGGATCACCCCGAGCAAGCGTATCCAATCCAGCTAGGTTGGATCACGTGCAACACCGCGCTGGAACCCATTGCCGAGAAGGTGGTCATCATCGCACCTCCGCCTGGGACCATCATGCACCCGCGCGCGCAACAGACGCACGGCAAGAGCATCGACTATTGCATGCGCCACGGCGTGCCGTTCGAGGAAGCGTTGAAGATGTTCCGCGCTGATCTGGACGCATCGGAGGTGCGCGCCGCGTACAATATCGAGTTCGACGATTGGATCATGAAGACCGCCTATCTTCGGCACAATCCGGGAACCAATGTCGATCCGCTCAAGGCGAGCTTCGGCGATACGTACGGCTATTGCGTCATGAAGCAAGCGACCGCTAAGTTGCAGGTGCCAAACGGCAACGGCGGCTACCGCAACTTGAAACTTCATCAAGTCTACACGCGAATCACCAAGCGGAAGATGCTCGACGCCCATGATGCTCTCGGCGACGTGCGGGCGACGTTAACCGTGTGGCGAGAACTCATGTCGGTGACGCCGATTCCGATTGACCCTGAGTCGATCTGACCGTATTGTCCCGTTCAGCAGGTAGCTTGAACGGGACAATCCCACAATGAAATCGTTGGAAGTTAAGCACAGCGAATTGGAACTCGGCGGCGTCGTTGGAGACGTGACGCAGTTTTCCGTCAAGATCGACGGCCACATTTTCAAGCTGATGACGGACGGCCTATACTCGGCCAAAGTTCCCTCAGTCGTACGTGAGATTTTGGCCAACGCCATCGACGCTCAAATTCAGAGCGGCCGAGATGAGACGGTTCTCGTTTCCCTTCCTACGGCCTTCAACAACAATTTCCGCGTCCGTGACTTCGGCGACGGCATGTCGCATGAGTTCGTCCAGGTGCTGTACACACAGCTTGGACATTCGACGAAGCGCGACGACAATACTCAGACCGGTTTCTTCGGTATGGGTTCCAAGAGCCCGTTCACGATCAGTGATCAGTTCCAGATCACCGTCTTCGAGGGCACGCACAAGCGCGTCTATACAGCGGCACTGGCGCCCAGCGGAATCCCTGAGCTTCATTTCGGCGGTCGTTACCCCTCACCGGAACCGTCCGGCGTTGAGGTTTCGATCCCTGTCAGCAGCAATCTCGTTGGGCAATTCGAGTCTGCTGTGCGCGCCTCGGCGTTCGCATACTTCGACAAGAACATCAAGTTCAACCGCGACTTCGGCGATGGCGCGGCTCCGCTCGATTGGGCGCAGAAGAATTTCAAAAAGGTCGCTGAGGGCGTTTACACGTCGCGCGAGCGGACGCGAGGAAGCTATCATTCACGCGGTGGGTACGGGAATATCTCTATCCGCCAAGGCTTCGCCGTGTACCCGCTTGAGGTCAACCAGCTTCGTCTCGATCAAGCCACGGGCAACATCCTGCGCAAGCTGAGCGCGAAGGATAATCAGGTTTATCTCGACGCTGCGCTCGGCACGTTCAACGTGACGGCCTCGCGAGAGAAGATTCAGTACGACACTCCGTCCGTCGAGAATCTCAACAACCACATTCGTGCGCTCATGCTGGAGGCCGTGAAGAACATCACTGCCCAGGTGGCGGGAATCAAGACGCACCGCGACTGCGTCAGCCGGCTTGAGCAGGTTTATCTGGTCGAGTATTCTCGCGACGAGCAGGGCAACGAACAGACGCCTGAGATCGGCGAGGTCGTGCAGTCGGCTAAGGACATGCATGACCTTTACAAAGATGTCGTCGAGGACAATTGGGCGGATTACATCAAGAGCTTGAAGCTCAAGCCGGACGATGCGCGTCCGCGTATGATGTCCAAGTTCACCGTTGACGAGAAGGTCATCTCACCGAGCGCTAAGTTCTACACGTCGTCCGCGAGCTTCTATTGGACGAACACCATGACCGGCGCGGACAACAAGAAAGAGATCGTCGGCGGCGCCTCGTTCACGAAGTCCGAGCGCGTGACTTGGGATATCGGCGATCTGACGTACGTCTTGCCGAGCGTCTGTCGTTACTGGCAGGAGCGTGTTTACAAGCACGCCACGGGTGTCATCCAGGCGCGCTTCGGGCAGTACGACGGAACGTATCGGGCGACTATTCAAGTCATCCGCTGCAACCGCCTCGACGTTCAGGACTGCATCGCGAAGCTCAAAGAGCACGACGTTCAGATTCTCGGCGACATCTTCACCGAGGACAAACTCCCGCTGTACACGCCTGACGCTGCAACCGCATCCGTCGTTCGCCAGGGCTACTCGAAGACGGCCGTTTACAAGCTCAAGGCCACGTCTTCAAGCTACGGCTGGGGCTGGGACAAGAACAAGATCGAGGCACCCAGCGACGAGCCTGCCTACTACGTCTCGCGCGTTGGAATCGGCTCGTCGGTGCATCTGCTCAGCGATAACGACGCGGCGACTGTGATCAACGCTGTGAAGGTGTACGGCAACGGTCTCCCGCAGGGGTTCGTGCCGCACCGGAAGATCGACAACGCTGCTCTTTTCCGCGCGATTGAGGCCGCGTACGCGCTGGGTTTCGTGGATAAAGAAGTCCCGATCTATCGGGTCACCGAGTCCCAGCGGGACCGGCTGAATGCGAAGCCTGACAGCCATGAGTGGATTGACCTCGGCCCTCTCCTGGCCCAGGGGTTCATGGCCGCTTTCGATAAATACACCGTCCCGGCCATCTCCAATAGCTACGACACGATTCAAACCGTGGCATCACCTCGCGTCGTGAAGACGTTGATGGATGAGTTCCATGACCTCATCTCGGCGTGCGGAGAGATGGAGAAAGGCGTTTCTTTCAGTGACGCTAGCCGGAGTTTCTTGCGGAACGCGAATGTCTTCGGTAATCGCGGGATGTTCGATATCATCGACTCCCTGTCGAATGACGGGTTGGCTATGCTCTTGCTGCCGGCTTACATGACGGACTCTCGCTCTTCGTATGCTCAAGAGAGCGCGAAGAATCATGTCGAGATCACTGCAACCGGTACGGGAACGTCCGCGCTGTTCGCCAGCGTTCCTAATCCGCCGAAGCCCACTGTGATGAATGATGTTAACAGACTCTACACGTCACTGAACGATGATTTCGCTCTTCTCCACGAGCTTAATTATCTTTCACCTAATCGTGGAGAACATGTCGCGCGTTACTTGACTGCGACGCTCGATGTTGCTACTGTGCAGTCAGTTAAAGTCACGGACTATCCGGGGCTCGTCCCCATCGTTCAGCGTATGCGGGACGAGATGACGAAAGCCAAGGCCAGCTTTATTGACCACCAGAAAAAGGCAGCGATCAAGGTATGACTATCACCAACGCATCGCCCGTTGATTACGGGTTCATCAAGACGGGAAGCGCGCTGACGGTGCACTTCACGGACGGCGCTTCGTTCACCTGGACGCCCGACCATCCCTCGTATGAGGCGGTGATCACGGCGCTCAAAGAGCGGGCCGGCGCCGACGACATTCGTGCTCTCATGGACTTCAAGAAGAAGATCAGTGTCGCCACGCAGGCGTACGGCGACTTCGTCCTGAACGACGACGGCGTGGCCTACAAGGGCAAGATGCTGAACATGTCGCTCACTGAGCGCATCATGCAGATGGCCGCCGAGGGCTTCGACGCTGGTCCGATGCTCCGGTTCCTGGAGAAGCTTCTCAAGAACCCGCGCCGCGAGGCCGTGCAGTCGCTGTACGACTTCATGGAGCACAACAAGCTTCCGATCCATCCGGACGGCGACTTCTTGGCGTACAAGATCGTCAAGAGCAACTACATGGACATCTACTCGGGCACGTTCGACAACTCGGTCGGCAAGGTCTGCGAGATGGAGCCGTGGGAGGTCGAGGCTGATCGTGACCAGACTTGCTCGGCTGGGCTGCACGTCTGTTCGAAGGACTATCTGCCGCACTACGGCAGCGGCGGTTCGAAGATCATGATCGTGAAGGTCAATCCTTCGGCGGTCGTCGCGGTCCCTCGCGATTACAACAACGCCAAGATGCGCGTGTGGCAGTACACGGTCATCGGCGAGATGGACGGCAAGGAGTCGGCCGGCATCCTGGAGCGGTACGGTGTGTTCTCTCCGGACGCGGTGAATGAGACGGCGGAGAAGCACAACTTCGCCTGGGGCGACAACCTCCATGACGACTCGGCGGACATCGGGAACGAGCCGGACGACGAGTGGGAGACCGACGACGAGCGGAGGCTGGCTCGCCAGCTTCGGGCCAAGTATCCGAAGGTCGCTGAGTCGACTCTCGCGGCCATGGTGAGCGAGGCCGACACGTACGACTCGACTGACATCACCTACCACGGCCATCAGTTCGACTACCAGAACGAGTATTACATCCAGAAGCCGGATGGAACGTTCCGGGAGATCGACGATGAGGCCGCTGGTGCATTTGCCGGAAACGGCGTCGATGTCTTCGTGGTGTACGCCGACGACGTTGGTGGCGATCATCCGGTCGAGGACGTTCGCGTCCTGATCAAGGCCGCACAGGACTGATCAGTCTCGATTTGACACAAGCTCCCGGTTCCATTATGGTACATCACCATCTTGGAACCGGGAGTTTGTATTTTGGCAGAACTGTTCGACTTTAAGAAAGCGTTCATCGAGAAGATCGAGTCCGCACAGCGCGTCTGGATGCATGACCGCTCTAAGACCCTCGGGGCATCCGAGGCGTTCGGTTGTCTACGACGCTCGTGGTTCGCCAAGTTCGCGGCCCACCTAGCAGCCGCCAGCAGCCTTGGAGCGGCCGAGCGCGGCAACCTGATCGAGAACCATTACGTCGTCCCGAAACTCTACGAGATATTCGGCAAAGAGCGCGTCAAGTTCGCTGGCGACGATCAGATCACGTTGATGAAAGACCTCAACTCGGCGACGCCCGACGCGCTCATATTCCCCGAGCGCCGCGACATCCTCGCGAAGTACGACGTCCCTGACATTAAAAGTGATTGCTTCGGCGCCGAGATCAAGTCGGTCGATCCACGCATTAACTTGCAAGAAGAGAAGTTCATCCATCGCGGCCAGGGCATCATACAGATGGGCTTGTTCCGTGAGACGACTGAGTTCCGCCCCGAGTTCAATGTCATCCTGTATGTCAACGCGGCTGACTTCTACGACATTCGACCCTTCATCGTCCAGTATGACGACGTCGTCTACAACGCAGCCAAGGCGCGTGCCAAGGCCGTCTTCTCGGCGACCGATCCCTACGAGCTAAAGGCGGAAGGCGTGCACAACGGCCAGTGCCGCTATTGCCCGTTCCAGGCCGCCTGCCGGGATTCGGAACTGTCAAAGTATCCCGAGACCAAAGAGCTTCTGACGGACAACGAGATCAAGACGCTCACGGGCATGGCGACGGAGTACAAAGCCATCGACGATGAGATCAAGGTCAAAGAGAAAACGAAGAGCGAGCTTTCAGAAGACATCAAACGGTTCTTGAACGCGGTCGGCACTAAGGGCGCCAACATCCCCGGCTACAACGTCGCGTACTCGAAGCTCGATGGGCGGGAGTCTCTGGACACCGACGCGATGGAGCAGGACGGCATCGATCTGTCTCCATACAAGAAGATGGGAAAGGGATACACCCGCTTGCAAGTTAGCCGAAAGAGTGATACATAATAGGACACCCGATACAGGGTTGTTAGAAAGTGAACCAACTAGCGAAAGTTACCAAGATGAGCAATATGGTCAATTTGTCACGTGCTGCGATGACTGCGAACCTCAAGCGCTTGCAGGAGTCGGTCGCCAATTCCGGCGTCCCGACCCACAAGTATCTGTCGTTCAACGCTCAGCGCGGCGAGTTCTACGTTCGCGAGAACGACGGTGAGACTCCGGTGCCGGTCGGCACCCGGTTCGCCGTGAACTGGCAGGAGATCACCCACGGCTACGTCTGCTGGAAGGACGGAAAGGTCTTTGACAGCGTCTCGTGGAACCTCCTGGCGCGGCCCACTCTTCCAGAGGCCGACGAGTTGCCGGACCATGGGCCTTACACCCAGGACGACAACAAGAAGGACGGCTGGAAGGAGCAGATCACGATCCCGCTCAAGGACGCCAAGACGGGCATCGAGTACCTGTTCAAGACCGGCCCTGACTCGGCTGTCCGCTCCATGCGCCGCTTCATCAGCGACCTCAAGAACGAGCTTAGCTTGCGCTTGAGCCCCGGTGATGGCGACAGCGTCGAGGTCGGCCATCCGGTCGTGACCAACGCCAAGACGCACTTCGTGCCGAAGGGGCGGACCAACAAGGTCTTCCTGCCGAAGCTGGAGTTGCAGAAGGATTGGATCAAGGACGAGGGGTTCACCATGAACTCCGTCAAGAGCACGGGCGACGGCGTCTTCACCCTGGCACTCATCGAGGGCCAGAAGGCGAAGTCCGACAAGATCGCCAACAACGTCACGGATGCCGTCATCGACGAGTGATACCCTGACGATTGCAACAGAGATGCCAAGGGCGTTCCGCGAGGGGCGCCCTTGACTTTTATACGCAGCGTTGTTAACTATGTGTATCAAGAGAGGTTGACACACATGGCGGCACGCGGCGTCAATCGGTATGCACACAGCCTCGCGGCCCTACGGGCGGCGGGCGACATCTACAATTATGTGCACCCCGATTACCAGTATCACAAGCAAGATTGGGATTTGATTCGCGACCTTATGGCCGGCGAGCGCCGGGTTAAGGACATGGGACCGTTGTATCTGCCACCTCTCGGTAAGGACTCCGGAGCCACATACGCGGACTATCGTGATCGCGCTGTGTTCGTCAACATGTTGGCTCGGACGGTCAACGGGCTTGTCGGTACGGTATTCCGCCGCAACGTCAAAGTCCTCGACGTCCCAACAAAAGAATTGAAAAAGTTCGAATCGGTCACCCCCGAAGGTGCCAGCTTGAACCTTTTCGCCAAGCTCGTCGCGCATGAGGTTTTTGCCATTGGCCGCGTAGGCATCCTTGTGGATCGTGACGAGCGCGGAATCAACCCACCTTATTTCACGCTGTATCTGGCGGAAAACATTCTTTCATGGCGCGCGACCGTTGTGGATGGTAAGGAGGTTTTGGATTATGTCCTACTACGTGAAATCATTGAGACACCGAATTACCTTATCGGTGGTGTATTGGGCGCTGATTTTCTCGACCGCCCCACCCTTTCGGCACGCTATCGCGTTCTTCGGCTAGACGAGGCCGGAAACTATATTCAGGAAGTCTATGAGCCAACGTTCCTCGACAATAAGATGGGGAACTATAGCATCGGATCGCAGCCGACACGAACAGTGCGGCCGACTCGAAACGGTGCGCCGCTCCAGTTCATTCCGATGACAATCATTGGTCCGAATGCCCCTGGCCTTCCGATCCAACGCTCGCCTGTCATCGACATCGCCACACTCAACCTTGCGCACTATCGTACGTCAGCGCAGCTTGAGCACGGGCGATTCTTTACCGCTCTTCCGGTCTATTATGTCGCGAAGTCTGCGGCGCAGACCGAGCAAGCGGAGTACGTCGTCGGTCCATCAGTAGTTTGGGAAACAGCCCCAGGCGAAAAGCCCGGCATCATTGAGTTCTTCGGTACCGGACTCAATACGCTTGCGACGTCTCTCATCGAAAAAGAAGAGGCCATATCCCAGCTCGGCGGCCGGATCATGGGCATTCGGGCGGCTGCTACGAGCGAGAGTGAAATCATTTTCAAGCTCAAGCAAGCTAACGAAATGAGCATTCTTATCAACGTGACGGAGTCTTTGGGTTCCGGTTTCACGACGTTGGTTCGTTGGCGCCTGTGGTGGGAGAATATGGAGTCGCTGGAGACGGCACGCGTCGTATTCAACCAGGACTTCAAGTCTCTCAATATCGGAGCGCGTGAGCTTCGGGCTATCGCGGCGCTTTATCAGTCAGGCATTCTGCCAATCGATGAAGTTTATCGCGTGTTGCAGGAAACTGAGTTCATTTCGGACGAGGTTACGCTTGAGCAGTTCAAAGAAATGCTCGACGACCCGGCGCAGTTCCCGAACCAGCCTGACGTTGACGCGATGCGTGAAGGCTTCCCTGACGCCAAGACGAAATTGGCGCTGGAGGACAAGCAGCTTGATCGCGACCACGAGGAAGGTTTATCGGAGCGCGAGCAATCGATAAAGGTGGACATCCAGAAGAACCAGATACGGGCCGACAAGGCTGCGGAGGCTTCCCGCATGGAGGAGTCTGCCCGCACCAGACGGTTCGAAGTTCAAAAGACTCCTAAGCCGGCGGCTAAGAAGTCTACCACGACGGGCTAAGTTAACCTAGCCTATTGACATTTTAAGGTTAACAACTAAATGTATGTCGATCTAAGCTTGCACAGGGTGTGTAAGCACGTCGCATCGGAGATGCACGCATGCAGCTAAAGTTCAAGACCAAGGAAGAGGCTCCAGAGGAGCTTCACGAGCACTTGAAGGAAGTGACGGAAGGCGAAGAGAAATTCTTCTCGGTCACAATGGTCGCCAAGCAGCGACTAGACCAGTTTCGGGATAACAACACAAACTTGTCGAAGAAGGTCGAGGGACTCGACGCTTTCCAAGCCAAGATCAAGCCGTTGATCCCGGAAGGCAAGACCGAGGACGATCTTCTAGCGGAGATCAAGGAACTTCGTGACGTCGCGCAAAAGGTGAAGGACGGCAAGATCAAGGGCAGCGACCAGATTGAGGTCGAAGTGAATAGCCGCACAGAGGCTATGAAGCGTGCCCACGATGAAACCGTGCAGAACCTGACCCGAGATGCTCTCAAGTGGAAGACGGCAGCAGAAACCGTCGATCACAAGTATCGTCAAAGCGTTATCGAAGCGGCAGTCAGCATCGCGGCGGGTGATCCGAAGGTCGGTGTCAACCCCAAGGCTATGCCCCACATTCTCAGCGCAGCGCGCGGAGTTTTCGTGGTCGATGACAACGGTAAGATGCTTCCCAAGGATTCGGGTGGCAACACAATCTGGAGCGAAGACGGAACCACGCCGATGACGATCTCGGAATGGCTCAAGAAACTCCGGTCTACCGACGAATACTTCTTCCTCGGCTCAAGTGGCGGCGGCGCAGGCGGTGGCAACGGCGACGGAAAAGGAATGGGCGGTTTGTCCCAGGCTGAAATTGCCAAGCTCCCAGCAATGGAGCGGCTAAAGCTGGCGAACCGACACGGGAACGGTCAGTAAGTCCTGACCGATATCGACCCTGGAAGGGGTCACAAGCTGGGGTTTGTGACCCCGAGGATTGAGAGAGAAGGAGAATACTCATGGCAATGACTCTCATGGAGGCCAGCAAGCGATTCTCGTCTGAGACAAAGCGCTCAGCGGTGATCGAAATGTTCGCTGGCAATTCGCCCCTAATGGCGGCTATGCCGTTCATGGACATCCAGGGCAACGCGTACAGCTATCAGGTTGAGGGCAAGCTGCCGAACATCGGGTTCCGCGCCGTTAACGGCGGGTACACCGAGGGCGTCGGCATCGTGAACCCTGAGACCGAGCGCCTGCGCATCGCTGGTGGCGACCTCGACGTGGACAAGTTCCTCGTCAAGACTGTTGGTGGCGACGTTCGTTCGCAGGAAGAGGGCCAGAAGATCAAGGCTCTTTCGGGCTTCATCACAGACCGCCTGATCAACGGCAACAGCGTCACGAACGTGGACGAGTTCGACGGCCTCCGCGCACGCGTGGTTGGTCCCCAGCTCTTCCCGGCTGACCTATCGGCACCTTCGGCCAACGGCGCTCTGTCGCTCGAAGCCCTGGACGCCGCAATCGACGAGGTCGAGGGCGCAAACGCTCTTGTCATGTCGCTCGCGATGCAGCGCAAGCTCATCAAGGCGGCGCGCGCGAACGTCGGTGGTGACATCACCACAGATGAGCCCAACTCGTTCGGCTGGCGCATCAATCGGTATAACGGCATTCCGATCCTGATCGTCGATACGAACCATCTCGGCCAGCGCATCATCGACTTCAACGAGGCCGGCCCAGCCGGTGGCTCGACGAGCACGTCGATCTACGCAGTACGTCTCGCAGAGGGCTACGTCATGGGTCTCCAGAACGGGACAATGGACGTCGAAGACCTCGGCCAGTTGGAGAGTAAGCCGGTTCTCCGCACTCGCATCGAGTGGTACGTCGGCATGGCCGTCATGCACCCTCGCTCTGTATCTCGCGTGTGGGGCATCACCAACGCGGATGTGACGACCTAATTGGTCGTCACTACCCTAACCCCGCATCTTGAGGAAGGAGCACTACTATGGCAACTATGGCAGGCAAAGTCCGCCACATCCGCGACGCCGACCCATCGGTCGAGCTTCGCGCACCCGGCTCCGCAGCGGTTACCGCTGATGGCCAGTCGGCAGCAAAGGCGCTCAATACGCTCGTCACTGCGTATTGGGATAACAACGAGATTCCCTGGGACGGCATCGGCGCACAGGTAGTCGTGTCGGCTCTCGATCTCGCGAGCACCGACGAGACTTACGCGTTCGCGCTCGAAGTCTCGACGGACGAAGCGTTCACGGTCCCTGTCGAGGTTGCTCGGCAGACCGTCGTGGCCGTTGGTCCGACGATCATCATGGTTGATGCAAAGTCGGTCAAGGATCGCCTCCCTGGCGCGCGCTTCATCCGGCTCAAGCACGACGTCGGCGGGACGACTCCGTCGCTCACTTACTACGCTTGGCTTGTCCACGTAGGTCACTGATGATATAGTGTGGCGCGGATGTATTTTACGTCCGCGCCGCATTGACTCGCGGCCAACATAAGGTGACACACAATGCACGCACTCCACGTCAAGATGAAGAACCCGGAGACGGGTAAGATCGAGATCATGACACCGCAGAATGCTCTCGACATGGAACAACACAACGGCTGGCGCCGAATCGGACACGTGAAGGTCAAAGGGCCGTACGTGGCGAATCCGCAAGACGTTCTCGACAATCCGCGCGGTATCGCGCGCCGCACTAACGCGGCGAATGCTTCGCTCGACGTAGCTCCCGACATCGAAGAAGAAGAAGTCGCTGATCTCGGCGAGGCCGATCTCAGCGACACGGACACCGATGTCGAGACGGAGATGGACGAAGAGCCCGAGGATACCGACCCTGACGCCGATCCCGAGGACGACGATCTCGATCCGCCGTCAACGCGCGACGCGATCCGGGCAGGGCGCTAAGACTTTTAATGGCCTCGGCGCGTTCCTATATAATGGGAGCGCCGATGCCCAACGATAACAGGAGCCTGCCATGAGCAAGGGTAACACCTTCGAGAACGATCTTCTAAGGCTGATTTTCAACGCGGTAGCAATCGCGAATATCGCCGACAACGCAGCGGCGTCACCGCTGACAAACTTGTTCGTCTCGCTCCACACCGCCGATCCAGGCGAGGCCGGCGACCAGACGACAAGCGAAATCTCGTACACCGGTTATGCGCGCGTATCTGTTGCGCGTACGGTTGGCGGATGGACCGTCACTGCCAACTCTGTTTCACCAGTCGCGAACATCGAGTTCGGCCAGATGACAGGCGGCGCGGGCGGCACGGCGACACACGCCGCTGTCGGAACCGTGGTGAGCGGCGCGGGTAAGATTCTCTACAAGGGCGCACTGACGCCGACCATCTCGGTCACGACCGGAACGATCCCTCGCATCACAACAACGAGCACGATCACCGAAGACTAAGAGCAGGAGTGGGTCATGGACTTTTCAGGTTATAAATCCACCCACTCTGGACGCTTGGAACGGTACATCGGGACGGAAAAGGCCACAGAACTATCCGCAGCTATGCGCGGATGGTACGGGCCGCCGATTGCTCTACAGGGCGTACCCGGTGCGGTGTTCATCACCAAAGATGGCGACTTTATCGGCGACTTCCGTGAAGGATGGGAAACCACCTTCATGGATCGCGCAGTCATTCTCCAACGACGTCTAGAACGTGCGGTTCGCGTAGCTTCTGCGCGTAATCGCGCGCGCCTTAATGCCGGCTTCGCTTCGTTGTCCGATCTCATCACCGAGGCGACAACAAACGCTAAGCGCCAGGAAGTATTGTTCCAAAAATCTGGTGTGACAGGCGTCATCGGTGGCACAAATTCTTTGTGGACTTCTGGAACTCAGCCGGCGGCCGGGGCTAACGCAACGGCGGCTCCTGGCGGACGTGAGCCTACGCGAGCCACGACAGGAGCTTTGGTAGGATGGGCTAACGCGGGCGGCGGCGATACGTTACACTTCGTCAGCGCCAACACGGTGTGTAACTCTACGGGCAACACACTCCTGATCTATGACCGAATTTTCGACGTTGCCAAGACGATGAACAGCACCGCAACTGAGGCGGTGACTGGCGTTCCCACACGATATCAGAGCACGACGGCTGGAGCCGCCGATTATATTGGCGGGAATTTCCTCTTCGTCGAATGCACGACGGCGCTTGCGGCGACGGCGCATAACTGGACCACGTGTCTGTATCAGGACCAGGACAACGCCGCTAGCACGCTCCCTTCGCTGACAGGAAACTCTGGCAACATTATCGCTCGAATCGATCATCCTTTGAACCAATGGTTCGCGCCGTTGGCGGCTGGGGATTCCGGCATTCGAAACCTCACTCAGATGCAGTGTTCCGCAGCGGTTGCAACGGGGGCGATCAACTTCGTCATCGGACATCCGATAGCGTTCTTCATTCATCCGCTGCTCAACTTCGTCACAAACACGGATGGCATCAACACTGCGTTCAATCTGGTGCGCATCTTCGATGACGCTTGTCTCGCCGGGTTGGAGATCATCAAGCCAGCCACAGCCGCAACAACATACTCGGGTTCGATTACGCTCGTCTCAGGATAAGGGGGCACAATGTCTAAAAGCCTCTATCGCCTGAGCGCAGGAAGGTTCTATCGCATAACACAGGCACGTTGGCGACCCGGCATCACTGTTGATACGACATTACTTCCGTTCGAGTCCGTTGCCGGAACCTTCGTCGATTCTGTTCTAGCCGCAGCGGGCGTTAGCGCAAACACGCTGAATGCTGTGTTTGTTCTACCCGGCGCATTGTCTTCTACCGGAGTCGCAACGCCGTCTCTTACAGCCGTTCGAGTTGGTGCGGGCGTCGCTCTTATGTCCGGCGCTGCGGTGAATGCGCTTGTCGCATCTCGCATCGGAACGTCGGCGTTGTCGTCTGCCGGTATTGCCGCGACATCTTTGTCAGCGGCTATCATAAAACTTATGGTCTTGAACGCCAGCGGAACAACCGTTGACGCGCTTGCCGCCGCACGCGTTGTCGCCTCCGTTCTAGGCGCCGTGGGAATCGCGGCTACCAGTCTCGCTGGCTCACGGGTAATCCCCGCTGCCGTAAGCTCAATCGGGCAGGCGACGCCAGCACTGACCGCTGTACGAATCACACCGACGAGTATTTCCGCCGTTGGCGTTGGTGCCGCGCAGTACGCCGCTGTAAGAATCTCGACAACTGCCATCACTTCAACAGCTATCGGTGCCGCGTCATTCTCGGTGGCGGCAGTTATAAGCGCGGCACTGACATCGCAGGGTGTCGCCGCCACCAGCTTGCTGGGCATAGCCATCAAGGACGCCATCCTATCTGCGGTGGCGGGCGCGGTTTCAGATTTAGACGCCACCCTTGTGTCAACCACTGCGCTGTCGAGCGCGGGAACAGGCGCGCTAAGTGCACAAGCCGCCGCCGTTATAGACGCGGCGATGAATGCAGCGGGTATATCCGCCAATGATGTTCGCGCTGCGGCGATTCGTAACGCCGTTCTGAACAGCAGCGGCGTTGGCGCGACTGATTTCACCGTAGCGCAGTTCATCGACGCGGTTATGTCAGCCGCAGGCGTTGCAACTGTTTCCGTTGCGGCTCAGCAGATTCGCGCCGCTGTTTACAGCGCGGCCGGAATATCAGCGGAAACGTTGAACGTCGCCGCTATCAGAAACGGTGCGCTAACCTCTACTGGTCTGGCTACACCAGACTTCGACATTGCTGCTTTGGTTTCGGCCGTGCTTTCGGCGGACGGACAAGCAGCGGCAACGCTACCGGCTGGCGGCGTGCGCGGTGGCGCTCTCGCGTCGGCGGGAGCCGGCGTTATGTCCGGAATCGCGCAGCTCATCGCTGCGACCGCCTTCGGTATGGTTGGCGGAGGAGCCACGGATATCATCGCACAGGCGCTGCGACTGGCCGCCCTATCGGCGGAAGGCGTGGCCACGACAGATTACGTTATCCAACAGATTCGCGGGGGCGCCCTGTCCTCTTCGGGTGTCGCCATCACCGCTTTCGACGCGGCACTTGTGGCAGCGTCCATTCTCGCCGCAGGCGGTGACGTCACTGTTGAGTTTCTAACAGACTCGGCCGCCTCCGTCATGTTCAGTGACGGCACATCGACGATATCTTTCACAACGTCCGCTGTGAAAGAATCTTCACTTTCAAGCGTCGGTGCCGCTGTATCGGCGTTCATCATGACCGCTGTCAAACTGTCGGCGCTCCTGGCCGAGGGAGCCGCCGCTTCGGACTTGGCTGGACAACGTGTGTCCGTGTCTGTTTTCCAGGCGCCTTCGACTAGTACGTTCGATGCTGACTCGGCGCGCGTTTATCTGAGCGCGCTGGCAGCAACGAGCGCCGGAACGTTCACGCCTCAGATCGGACTCATCGTCGAAGGCGAAATGGACGCCGCTGGAGCCGCTGGCTTGTCCGCCAGCGCCGTTATCGTGCTTGAGGCTATCGCAACCGCCATCGGAGCCGCAGACGCCTCCTGGACCGCTGTGAGGCTCCAGGACAGCGTCATGGACGCCCTTGGTATGGCGGCAGCGGACTATAGCGGTGCTCTTGTCACACTGTCTGAGATGTCCGCCGAGGGAACTTCGAGCGGAACCTTCGATGTTGGCCTTTTGATCGAGGCGATACTGAACGCGGTTTCAGCCGCTGATACCGTACTGACCGCAGGCTCGACGACGAGCGCTCATGGTGTTCGAACGCTCATCGTTGCACTACCAAGTCGGACTCTGACTATCAGCTTGTCGCCCAGAGGCCAGATTATTCGGGTCTTGGAAGGAACGGGGGTAAGCACTACATTACGGAACAGTACGACATTGGTTAACGCAAAAATCGAGGAGCGCTCGTGATGGGTGAGACAATTCGCCGTTACCGGGGCGACACGATGGCTGACGAGATCACGGTGACAAACTCGGCGGGGACGCCGCTGGACATCACAGGATATGTGTTCAGACTAACCGTTGACCGCCGACGCGCGCCGACTGATTCAGCGACGCAGGTTTTCCAAATCAATGGAACAATCACAGACGCGGCCGGCGGTAAGGTGGAGTTTGTGCCTTCGTTGATGCAGGCTACGCAAGTGCCTAAAACATACTACTACGACATCCAGATGACGGACGGGACAGGTAGAATCCAAACAATCGCGCTGGGACAATATATCTTCACACAAGACATCACTAAATAACTATCCTGTGTTGGTGGAACAATAAAGCGACTCTAGGATATAATCCAGAGTTAGTTTGTAAACGGAGACGATATGAATAGCCTCCCGTTTGGAGCGGAGATCATGTGGGTCTTGATCGCTATGGCGGGCGGTGTCGCGCGTTATCTGGATCAGTATCTCAAGACTGGTAGCCCTCCTAAAATAGGCATGCTTTTCGCGCACGCCGTCGTGTCCGGTTTCTCCGGTTACATGATGGTGCAATTTGTGCTGCGTTTCTCGCCGGATTGGTCAATCATCGCGGCTGGCGCTGGCGGTTATCTAGGAACACAGGGTCTTGACTTCATTTCTAGCTCGATGAAGAACCGCTTCGGCGGAGGAAATCACGAACCTCGCCGTCCTCACGACCGAAAGGACGACGACAATGCTGCTTAAGACTTCACTCGTAGCGATACGCGTGACATGCACAGTTTTGAAGGTGGCCTTCTCTGCCGCCCTCGGCGTGATTATCTACAAACTGCTGAATGACACGATGCCCGAGTGGGCAGCGATCATCACGGCTTCGATTTTTGGTGGTAATCTCGGTCCTGTGCTTGCTGATATGTTTTTAACACTTGGCTGGAGAAGCCGACGAAGGGAGTGACGCATGGCGCGTACTTTGACAAACGATTTTGATACCGCCGTGGACGAGTTCGTCATCGGCGCAACGACGATGTCTCCGTCTGGTCACAAGTTGATTCAGAAGTGGGAGGGGCTGTACCTGAAAGCCTACAGTGATCCTGTTGGCGTGCTCACGATTGGATACGGGTCGATCAATAACGCGCGCCTCGGCATCAAGGTGACGCGCGGAATGACGATCACGAAAGAGCAGGCCGAAGAGTTCATGATTCGTGAACTAAAAGACATGGAGCGGCAGGTAAATAAGCTTCTCAAGGTTCCGCTCAAGCAGTACCAGTACGATGCGGTTCTGTCGTTCGCGTACAACGTAGGTGTGGGCAATCTCAAGGGGAGCACGCTTCTCAAGCGGATCAACGCGGGTGACATGGCGAGCGCCGCCGGCCAGTTTCTTCGCTGGGTAAAGGCGCGCGACCGGCGCACAAATAAGTACGTCACGTTGAAGGGCTTGGTCAATCGCCGCAACGACGAGAAGGCTATGTTCGAAGGGCGTGCGATCTCTGGCGTGAAGCCTGAGAAGATCGCGCCGCCTGTCCCGAAGGTCGATCTAGCGCCTGTGACGAAACCATCGGGCGAAGCCGCGAAGGACGTGGCGCAGACCACCGAAGGAAAGACACTCGGCGGCACTTTGATGGCTACCCTCGGCGCGTCGGCTGTGTACATCGGTGAACTGCTCCAGAATCCGTGGATCGCGTTCGGCGCGGGCGTGGTTGTCACTGGCACGATCATCGGCCTGTATCTGATGTGGAAGAAGAGTCGGGAGTACGTCTGATGCCTTTAGTCGTCGAAACTGGCGAGATTGTCACTGGCGCGAACAGCTATGTTTCCTTGGCTGACGCCGACGCTTATCTCGCCGACTCCCTCAACTTCCCAACGTGGGATGCGCTTAGCGAGGACGAAAAAGAACGCTTGCTTATTTCGTCAACGCGTTGGCTCGACCAGCGCACGAAGTGGAGTGGGACGATCATCGGCGCCGTTCAGAAGCTACGTTGGCCGCGAACCGGCGCGGTGGACTGCGACGATCTTCCAATGGCGGAAGACGAAGTTCCGCAGCGTGTGAAAGACGCGGTGTGTGAGCTTGCCTGCTTCCTAGCCACGCCGGAGAACAACCCGACTCGATACTCAGATACGACTGGTTTTTCTGAGCTGACGGTGGATGTCATCACGCTCAAATTCCAGGAAGGATACAACCCGAACGCACAGCGATTCTTGCCAGGATTGAATGATATCCTGTGTGGCCTTGGCCGCGTTTCATCATCAAGCGGGCGCGGCTTCGCGCCAATCCAGCGGGTGTAATCATGGGACTAGCCGAAGTCGTCGCTAAGGCCGCTCAGAACGCTCTCAAGGCCGTTGGCAACTTGAAGGCCACATGCACCTTCGAGCGCGTCACTATCGGCGCCTACGACCCTGTGACGGACGCTCAAACAGAAACGTTGGTGAGTTCCACTGTCCAAGGCGTCTTGACAAAGGAGAAGGCAGGCGAGTCGAACAAGAACGTGGATGAGCGCGATATGCAGTTGCTTGTTGCGGCGCTTGATCTAGGCTTCATCCCTAAGCTCGACGATTCCCTGACGATAGACGGCTCGCGATACCAAATAATTCGTATTCGTGACGTTCCTGGAAAGCCTATCTACAAGATCACTGTGAGGTTGACGTGATCACGATAGACAACGTCGATTCGGTCATGAAGGCTTTGACCGATCACATTGATAAAACGGCGAAGGAGGCGGAGGCGATCCGTCGAAAAGCCACGTCGATGCTGGTCGAAGAGCTTATCGCCAACATCCCTGTTTGGTCTGGCCGAACGGTACGTAGCGTCCGTGTGAACAACAGCGGAGCCGTCGCGCCGTCCGAGCCCGATCCACATCCGAGCGAGTGGACGAAATTCGGCTATACGCGCGTTATGAAGATGGGAACGGAGCCTATGCGCCCGGCCGCCACAGCAATCGCGCGTGCTCAGGTTGCGCAGGCTAACTACAGTTTCAACATGAATGTGTTCATCACGATCAACTCTAAAGCTTGGGGCTTGGTCGAACAGGCGAAGGCGCCGGACGGGCGCGGGCGAAACAAGGCCGTCGTGTCGGCGATTGCCCTTGCAAAAGTGAAAGCGGCGTTCCCGCAGTTGGGGTAAGGTATGTCACAGGAAGCAGCGCGTTCAAAGTTCTCGGACGAGTTCACAACGGCGTGGGCTGCGGATTATCCCCTCGTGCCAATTTCTCACGAGAATCGAAAGTTCCAGCAGCCTACCAACGCGCCTTGGGTAGCATTTTCGGTTGTCGAAGCAACTCGTCAGCGAAAGAGCATCGGCCCGACGATTAAGCGTTTCGTCCGCGTTAAGGGTTTCATTGTGGTCGAGGTCTATTATCCCGAGGATAAGGGGACGGCCGAGCTATTTACAATGATGGACTCAATCACCACATACATGGAAGAGCGCAAGTTCCCACTGACAACCGGTCAAGCAGCTACGACGCTGACCGGAACCCGCAAAAACGACGGGAAACAGATGAACGGTTTCTACAGAGGAACTGTTATGATCCCCTACTGGCTAGACGAGCAGCTTCCGCTGTCTTGAAATGTGTTAACCGTACCACTACATCCTCTTTGCGCGCAATTTTTCTGTTCCTAGCTAGGAGGCTAACACATGGCCAATGTTTGCGGCATTAGCGCTGCGGAATCCAACCGCGTATCGCTCCGCTACATCGAGGAAGACCCGGCATGCTGGGCGGTTACGCCTGTCTCGGGCGCTACCCGCGAGATGCGAATCACTGCGTCCTCATTGACTGCTAACAAAGAAACTCAGATCAGCGAGGAAATCCGCGCTGACCGAATGGTTTCGAGCATCATTGAAGTCGGCGCCTCTTCTGGCGGTGACATCGATTTCGAGTTCTCGGCGGGCACGTTCGACGACTTCTTCCAGGCGTTCCTTGGCGGAACGTGGACGAAGCCGATGACGTTCGACAAGTTCACCGGAACCGGCGTTTCTTGGACCGACACCGACGAGCTTACCGTCGCTGGCGGCGACTGGCGCGACTACTTCACAGTGGGCCGTGTCGTCAAGACCGAGGGCTTCCTGACGCCGGGCAACAACCGCTATTGGACGATCTCAGCTCTCGCCTTCTCTGGCGGCGCGACGCAGATCACAATGACGACGACAACGGCCACGGTCGAGGCAGGCTCTGCACTGACGAAGGTGGTAGACGCTAACGACTTCCTCGTCCGCTCGACAGCCGTTCGCGCAGGCACTGCCGGCGCACGGACGTTCGATAGCAACGGCGGCAACGCCTTCGCCTCGGCCATCGCCGCTGGCGATCTTGTCGTCGGTCAGCGCATCTCTGTTGAAGGTCTCGGGTACGACACAGGCGCCGTCACGTTCGCTTCTGCTGGCGTACCGGCTGACGGTGAGATCGTGACGATCTTCGACGGCGAGAAGACCGTTGTGTTCGAGTTCGACAACAACAGCGCGTTCACACGCGGACGCCTGCCTGTCACAATTGGCGTTGACCAAGACGCGATGGCGGTAAACTTCGCCAACGCTCTCCAGGCTGCGTTCTATCAGGGCAAGACAAAGGCGTTCGTATCATCTGTTGACACATCCGGCGCGGACGGCATCGTCAACATCAAGAACAGCGCCAAGCTTGGTACGGGAACGATCACCGAAGGCGCGGCTAACACGACAGCGACCGACTTCGCGAACTACACCGCTTCGTTTGGCGTGTTCACGATCACTGGCCTTTCAAACGACGTGATCACTGTTGCTGAGCCGGTCGCGACAAACGCCAACGCAGGCACACTGCCTGTCGTCATCAAGGGCTCGCATCTGCGGAATCCTGGTGTTCTGTCTGAGATCAAGAAGCGGTCGTTCACAATCGAGACCGGCTTCACGGACGTCAATCAGTATTTCGTCCAGAAGGGCCTTCGCGTCGGTTCGTTCGAGCTTGCAGTCACTGCTGGCGAGATCGTCACCGGCAAGTTCGCTCTGGAAGGCAAGGATACTGTTCTCGGACAGACGTCAACGCTCGGAAACGCACCGTTCGATGTTCTAGCGACGACTTCTACCGAGGTCATGAACGCTACGGTCAACATCGGCGAAGTTCGTAAGAACGGCGAAGCGCTGACAACGGCGATCCAGTCAATCGAGTTCACGGGTGAGGCCGCCCTGCGGCAGCAGCCGGGCATCTCTTCGAAGTTCCCGGTCGGCATCGGTCTTGGGCGCTTCAACTTGACCGGCAAGCTGATGGCGTACTTCGAGACCCTGGACTTGTACGATCACTTCCTGTCGCATGACACGATCAGCATTTCGTTCGACTTCCAGGACAACGACGACAGCTTCTACACCTTCACGCTGCCAGCGGTGAAGATCATGGCCGACCCGATTGCCCCAGGTGGCATCGACGAGGACATCATGGAAGAGATCGAGTTCGGCGCCCAGCGCGACCCGAATTTGAATACCATGATGATGATCGACCGTATGTCGTCGGTTATTCCGGCGCAGGCGTAAGGGCACAGCCTTATTTCAGAAGCAAACTATTAGGCTACAGCCTTATTCTACTTGACGCTCGGAGGAAACTCCGGGCGTCTTTTTTCGTGTCTAGGAGATGTTGATACACCACTAATGCTGCCTCAAAGCAACCGTAAGCACCTTACTGTTGCCTTGAGCACACCGCCTTGACATTTGCAAGCGGACAGGCGATATATCGTTTACGGGTAACCTTAACAAACCCTAATCCCACATACCAGGAGTTCCGAATGACCGACACGACCAAGCGCCCGAGCGTTTTCGACATGTTCAGCACTGACCGCGATGCCGAAGAGAACGGCAAGTGGATCACGCTGGCTCCCGGCGTCGAGATGAAGATTCGCCGGTTCAAGAGCAAGCACACGACCCGCGTCCGTGAGGCGCTGGAGAAGCCCTTCGAGCGCGTTCGCCGCAACGGCAATCTCCCACAAGACATCATGGAAAAGATCGTCCACGAGGTGCTGTGCACGAGCACCGTCGTCGATTGGCGCGGCGACGCCATTGTGGGCCAGGATGGAAATCCGATGCCGTTCTCGGCGCAGGCCGTCGATGAGCTTCTGACGGCGCTTCCCGAGCTTCGTGACGAGGTGACTGGCCATGCGCTTCGTATGGACAACTTCCGCGCGGCCGACGACAAGGACACTGAGGGAAACTAACCGCCTACCTCGCTATCCAGCTAAAGGGCGGAGGAACACTCCGCCACAAAGCCTGGATCGATCAGATCAAAGCGCAGCGAGGTAAAGGTAAGCGAGCGCCAGAGCCAGTCGAGAGCGAGGAAGAGGACGAAGACACGAGCCTGAAACCCTCATCGTTTTGGGCTTGGAATGCGTTTATCACTTTGAGCGGCCAGCGCGGCTACACGGATCGCGCCCTGCCGCTCCCGCTCGCGGTATCAGATATAGAAGCGTACGCGCGACTGTATTCACTGACGCCGGCAGAAAGTCAGACACTTCTAGACTGGCTTTGTGCAATGGATAAAATCTACCTAGCGCACCGCTTCAAGCAAATTGAAGAGGACGCTAAAAAAGACGCACGGAAGAACCGTGCGCGCAATCGCGGGGGATAGCGCAGTGAGTGATACACTCGTAGTCAAGATTGACACAACGGCTGCGAAGGCAAGTCTTGATGCGCTCAAGACCTCTGTTTCTACGCTAAGCACATCTTTGACGAACATCGACAAGAAGAACGAGGCGTTTGATCGCCTCGTGAAGGCTTTGTCGGGACTCAACACGACAGGTATCAGCTCACTCGCAGGCGCGTTCGGACAGCTTTCTCAGACAGCTTCTCAGGCGTCAACCGCCGCAACGCAGGTTGCCAACGCTGCTCGCCAAGCCAACAGCACGACGCAGCAGGCCGCAGGTTCTGCAACACAGTGGGCGAATAACCTCAAGAACGTAGCCGCCGCAGCCGCAACCGGCGCGAGCGGCATGAACACTTTCCAGACCGGCCTCGCAGGCATCGGTGCAGCACTCGCTCGCACGGGCGGCGGGTTGGCGGCTGCGACAGGACAGTTCGGGCAGCTTGGCGTGGCCATTCAGACCGGAATGAGCAACTTCAACATGCTCACCGGCCTCAAGTTCTCGCCCGCGTTTGCCGCTGGTTTGGCTGGCGCGACCGCCGCCGTTGTCGCAATGATCGCCGTACTCCCAGCTTTGGCGTCTGCGGTCGTCCAGGTTAACAACGAGTTCGTCTCGTTCCGTAACGCGATGGACGCTATCCGTGGAAGCGGAGCCGGCGCCGACGCGTTCAAGCAGTTGCAGGGTGTTGCCGCGCGAACCGCGACCGACTTCCGCACGTTGTCGAAGAGCTTCGTTGGTTTCGAAGCTGCTGCTAAGCAGATGGGAATGACGACAAGTCAGTCCGTCAAAATGTTCGAGCAGCTTTCCGGCGCTATGCGCGTTCTCGGAGTCGAGGGCGTTAAGTCTGAGCGTGTCCTTATGGCCTTCCAGCAGATGGCCTCCAAGGGCAAGATTCAGATGGAAGAGTTGAAGCAGCAGATGGGCGAAGCCATGCCCACTGCTATCAAAGCTATGGCCAACGCACTCGGCGTTTCCGTCGAGCAAATGACCAAGATGCTTGAGCTTGGTCAGGTGTCCTCTGCCATCTTGCCAAAGTTCACCGATGAGTTGTTGAAGCTGTCGGGCGGCGCTTCGGCAGTCGAGCGCGCGACGAAGACAATGGGCGCTCAGCTAACGATGCTGACGAACAACTTCAACTTGCTGCTCGACGCGTTCGGTAAGGGTCTCAACTTCTCATTCGTTGACTCCATCGCGGCCGGACTTTCAAGAATCAACGCGGCGCTCGGCGGCGCAAACTTCCAGGTGTTTGCTGCGGGTATCGGCGAGCTTGTTGGCGTTCTTGGCGGCGCGTTCTTGTCAGCGCTGGGCACGGCACTTCAAATCCTTAGCCCATTCGCCGCCGCTATTGGTCTTGTTGCAAGCGGCTTCGCAACGGCGGTCGGCGTTGTCACTTCGGCTGTCGCAGCGTTCGCGCAGCTAACCGGATTGAACAGCTTCATTCAGGGCATCTCGAACGGGATGTCGGCATTCGTTGCTATCCTCAGCGCCGCGTATGATTCCATACAGACACTCGTCGGCTGGTTCAGCAAAATGTGGACCGAGGCCACGAAGTCTGGAACGGCTCTCGGCGCCCTAGCCGCCGTCGTCGGTGCGCTGGCGACTGGATTTCAAACGCTCGCCAATATCTTCGGACAAGCGACAGGGTTCGTCGCAGCCATGGCCGCCTCGTATTATCTTGCGGTCAAGGCCGTCGGCCTTCTTGTCGCCGCTAAGACCGCTCTTATGGCGCGGATCAATGGTGTCCAAGTAGCTCTGGTTGCAGCGACTGCACAGAAGACAGCGTTGGCGACGGCGTCTACCGTAGCTGCCGGCGCTGTTTCACGACTGGCAGTGGCTATGCGCGCGCTATCGTCTATCGGCGTGATCGGAGTCTTTACGGCGCTGGTCGGAATCTTCGGCGCACTGTACACTGGCTCTGAGACGTTTAAGAACTCCATCGATTCTATGAGCGCTTCATTCACGAACTGGATCGCATCATTCAGTAATGCGAAGCAGGAAACGCAGACTCTCAAGCAGTACATGGACGGTCTCGTGCCGAGCATGGCTAGCGTGAAGCAGGCGCTTGATCAAACTTACAACTCGCTATCGTCGCAGGCCGATCTCCTGCTCCGCGCGCAGGAAGGATGGCTAGGCTATGCTTCGAGCGGAGACGCAGTCGCCGACAGCTTGAAGAACATCGATAAGGCGATGCGTGACAATAACAACGCACTCGCTGGTGTTCAGGCGCGCCAGGACATGGCGAAGATCGCAGGTAAGGAGTTCACCACAGGAATCGACAGTCAGATTCAGTATCTCAACCGTCAGAAACAGTCCCTCGGCGAAGTTGGAATGGCTACTGACCTCTATGACAGCAGAATCCGACGCCTGACCGAGGCGAAGCAGGCTTCCGCACTGGCGGACGCTGATGCTGACGCGCGCGCGCAGCGCGAGCGCGAATCTATCCAGTCCGCAAATCAGGCAATGGAAGAGAAGAAGCAGAAGTTCAACGAACTGGCTGCTGCGCAGAAGCTATACGGCGTTGCCCTCGATGAGAGCGGAATAAAGGAAGCGGAGGAACTGACACGGCTAGGTTTGAAGGCAAACGTTGCGGGTCAGGTTGTCGCGGCGAATGCGCTGATGACGCAGGGTGTTGATGGGTTCAAGCGCGCGCTTGAGGAAGAGACTCAGCAGTTGGAGCGCAGCCGCGACCAGCTTGTGAATCGCTACAACGCTATGCTCAAGTACGCAGAAGCGATGCCACAAAACACACAACTTGAGATCGCGATGAAGAAGAGCATAATGGGCTCTGTCGGCGCTCTTGGCGAACACATCAAGTCGATCAACCAGCGTATTATCGCGCAGAAGGTTCTGGCCGAAGCGGGCAAGGAACAGACGAGCGTAGACGAGGCGTTGAAGAACGAGTACAACAACCTCACCGAGGCGATGAAGACTCACTACGGAAGTTATCAGGATTTCCAGAAGGCGATCAACGAGAATATTCAGAAAGAAGTCGAACAGCAGACAGGAATCAAGAAGACGGCGGAGACAGCCGCTGAGAGTGCGGGTACGGTAAAGACTGCGTATGACGGACTCGGCACCGTGTTTAGCACAGTCGGTAATTTCTTGACCGGACTATGGGACAACTTCGGCAAGGGCGGCGAGGATGTTGCGCAAACAACGGCGAAGGTCGATCAGGCGAAGACCTCGTTCGACAGCTTGAACCCGACACTGGCGACACTGCGCGGTAGTGTTGAAGGCGTCGGCGCGGCTTACACCGTGTTTGCGGACGCCAACACACGCCTGACTGAAACGTTGCCAATTGTGAACCCTGCACTCCAGACGATGAACGAAACGCTTACGACTGCCCTGCCGACATTCCAGGCTTTGGGTGTTGCCTCGACGCAAGTTGGCGCGGGTTTCGGACAGTGGTCCGAGTCGCTTCCTGTTATCGCGGGCGGTATCACTGGACTACAGGAGACACTACCTCCGTTCGTCGCGTCAATAACTAGCCTAGCCGGGGCACTCCAGCAGATTGACGAAAGCTCTCAGGGTGTCCGCAATATGGTGGACGCCATCGGCGAAGTGTTGCCGAAGCTGGAGGAAATGGGAACCGCGCTGAATGCTGTTACCGCTTCCACGAACCAGAGCGCTGATGCTTTCGGAACGAAGTTCGTCAACGCTTATGTTGAAGGTGCTCCGAAAGCTGCGAGCGCTGTTGATGCGATGGCGTCGAGCATGGTGCGCGCTATCAATGATATCATCGCGGCCGTCGAGCGCGCAATTCAGGCGCTCAAGGATTTGGCAGCGGCACAAGCGTCAACGGGCGGCGGAGGTGGTGGAGGTGGCTCTACGGATGTCCCTGCGCAGCGCTACGGCGGATACGCGGGCGTGTCGAAAGAGACTCAAAGCTCTCCTGTTTCTGCGTTTGCCAGCGCGCCTCAGTTTGCGCAGGGAACGGACAACACGAACAAGTTTATGAAGAAGCTTCCGGGCGGCGGGATACCATCTATTCTACACCCGAACGAGGCCGTTGTCCCGTTGCCGAAGGGAGGATCGATTCCCGTGCAATTCACTGGTGGCGGCATCGGCGAACAGAGCGCAGGATTGGCGAGTGCGATCCGGAACCTCGCCGAGGAAATCAAGCCGCGCACAATGAATACGCCTCCACCTGATCTCTATGTTTCAGATAAGATCGATGGCGCAACTCGCGCCTCGAATGTCACAGCGCCAAGTCGTGGTCGTGTAAACGACGCTGGGCAGGGCGAACCCGCAATCAACGTCACAATGAACATCACAACGCCAGACGCCGACTCGTTCAAGCGCTCGCAGCCACAGATCAAAGCTGACGCGTATCGCACGATGCGGGAGGCTTACAACCGGAACAAATAAATGGCCAACAACTGTAAGACAACGGGCGTTGGACCGAACTGCTCGCCTCCAGAAGTTGGAGACGGCGAGAAGTACGAGTGCCTTGAGAAGGAAATCCGACGTTGCCTCGGCGTGCTGAACCGATGCATTGGCGATGCCCGCATTCACCCAGGGACGTCGTATAGCATCGGTTCTGTTTGGTCTGGCTGGACGATTGAGGGCGCTTCGGGCGTATCCTCGCGTATGGCGCGTATCTCAGGCTGCTACGACACGTTGAACTGCAATTTTCGCAAATGTTATTGCCTGGACTGGTCATGCGGCGGGTTCTGCATAGACCCGGTCGGGTTCAACCCGCCTAAGAAAAAGAACGACGACGGTACCTCTGATGAAACTGGCGCTGATCCTGATGCTGGACCAACGCTGAGCGGCCTTTCCGTAACATCGTCATCGTATGACCGTGTTCTAGAGCGCGTCTACGGAGCACACGTTGTTACTGGAAATGTTTTCTGGACGAGTGAGCAGATCGAGGCGACGCGCAGTAATGTTCGGCTCAACCGCGCCACGGGTTTGTATGAAAACGCTGCTACAACGCGCTACTACATCAACTTTGCGCTAGGACTGTGTGCTGGAGAAATCCAGGACGTGCTTCGCGTGTGGGCGGACGACGTGTTGATCTATTCACGTGACTTCACCTCGGGTGAATCCCTACAGAGCGGTGCGACCCTTAACGGAACAGAGCTTGGTATTGACCTAGCGCAACCGTACAATCCTATATACGGCAAGCTGCACGTTTTCACCGGCAGTGAAGACCAGTCTCCATCACCTCTCATCGACGATGGACTGGCCTACCGTGGACTCGCGTACCTCCTGTTCGAGAACTTCGATATAACTGACGGCGGCGGGAGACTTCCCACGTTCCGCGTCGAAGTCGTTCGGAACGTCGAAGATGTAGCCGCTATCATTGAGTTCGAGCACGCGCACGATACCGCGACGACACTCGGATCGATCCCGCCGGATATCCTCGTCGCCTATCCGACGTTTAACATCGTGCAAGTTGGCGGCGCAGGATCAGGCGCAACAACGGGGCGTCCTGGACTCCGCGTGGCGACGTACGACACGCTCGAAACCGTGCGTTCAGTCGCTCCAGGCGTGACCCTGACGACTTCGTCCGTGCACGATTACAAGACTTTTGTGCCACTCAATGACAAGTATTTCGTTGTGCAGAACGGTGCGGTGACTGCGCAGCGTCCGGCAAACTTCATTCGTAACGCCTCGCCGGCAGAGATGAGTTCGTTCGGGCTGTCAACCGGAATCGACAACCACGCGCTGGCTGCAATAGCCGACATGTCGCTATCTCCTTACGCGTCCATGTTCGACGTGATTCGAACGGGATCGTCAACGTCGAGTTACGTTCTATTCGCTGCATCCGGCCCTGATCTAGGATTGTACGCGCTTGACATTGCGAGCGGCGCATTCACTCCGTTCGTCCTGTTCAACGATATGGTCAGCGGCTCGATCTCGAAGGTCGTACGTCATCGACAGTACGCTGGTTTGGACACATCGGTTCCGACCGTCGCGGACTACGTTAGCGCGTTCGCTATGTCCGGCTCGCGCACCAGTATTGAGGTGCGGCGCCTGACCTTGTCCCATTCAGAGGGACTTCCGTATTTTGATGTTGCGCAGACACCTGTCGCGTACAGCATTCCGGCGTCTGTTTGGGGAGGAGTCACGTCGGGCGCCTCTCTTCGCGACGTGATATATTTGAGCTTTCTCGACGCTTTTCTCATCACTATGTCCACCGCGTCCGGTAATTACATCCTATTGTGGAAGCCAACCGGCGTGGTTTGGTTCTCGGCCGTTCCCGCCGTACCTGTCGCACAGAGTGTCGGGCCGCGCATGTACGACCATCCATCCGCAAACTACGCGTGGATCGGGTCGGACAATACGGTCTACTCAATTGACTTGGCTAGTGGTCAGGTTACGGAGCCAGCCGCACCAGCGGTAACTTGCGTCGGCGCGCAGTATTACAATCCTCTAGAATCTTCGGTCACGTTCATCTCTGGCGCGTACACGACATCAAAGTTGTTTCTCACGCACCGTCGCGCGGCGCCACAGTCGCTAGCCGCGATTGTCAGCGACATTCTTGTTGACAGTGGATTGACAGAAGATGAGATCGACGTGAGCGGCCTTCTTGATGTTTCACTGGATGGCTACAAGGTCAACAACAATTCCACGGCTGCGTCTGTCCTCCAGCAGTTGGCCGTTCTTTATGGCCTTGTCATCTATGAGCAGTCAGGACAGTTGGTCGCCGCCCTGCGCGCGCGAACGGCTCCACTGTTCATCGACGAGGACGACTACAGCGGTTTGGTTGATGTGAAATTTGTCGATACATATCAGCAGCTACTCAGCGTTTCTCTGACTTACAACAGTCGGGCAAATGAGTACAAAGATCAGACGCAGAGCATGCGCAAGACTCAATTCCTGCGCGGTACAGAGTTCGTTGAGCATATCGTCAACCGGTCACATAGCTGGCCCGTCGTCATGTCCGACACGCCAGCGCGCGCTGTTTGTGAGCGCATCCTGTTTGAGGATGAAATCGTGCCGCGAACGGCCGAAATCGTCATCGGCCCGCAGTATGCACGCTTGAGCCCAGGCGATCTCGTCACTATCGATGTAGACGGGACGGATATTACTATGGAGACGCGGTCTATCACCGAAGACTTCGAAGGGTTCAGTCGTAAAGTTTCGCTGCGCGAGATTCGGCCCGAACTCTTCATCGAAGCCGCGTCTGTGCTTGGCGTAACCGATTTCAGCGGGCGTTACGTGAGTGACCCCATTCCGGCTCCGCGCGCGACGACTCCTATTCTGTTCCCTGTCCCACCTCCTGCCTATCAGGACGTCGGTACCGTTGCTGGACGAAACGCGATCATGATGGTCGGCACGGATGACGGCCCATCAGTTTTTGTGGCTCGCGACATCTATTATTTGGATGGCAATGGAAACACTCAGCTTGGTGGGACGCAAACTAATCGCACGCTGATCGGATCACTTTTGACACCTCCTGATGCGACAGTGTCTTACTTTAGCAAAGACAAGACATCCGCGATGGTCATCCGATTCTCTAATACAGAGATCGCAGATCATTTGACCGACTACGCGTCTTCGGCGGACCTATTAGGGCTTGGGTTCGAAACGAACATGCTGATCGTTGGCCAGGAGTGGATACAGTATCAGAACTTTGAGATTGACTCTGATGGACTCACTGTAACGTTCCGCAACCTTCATCGCGGGCTGCGTAATACGGACGACGTAATCGACGCGCATAGCGTTGGAGAGACGTGCGCCATCTACGTGGCTGGTTCTGTCGTTCCGGTTCGCGTACCTCTGAGGGATGAAGACGACGCCACGCTCGCGATGGGAATCGTCGTGTCCGGCACGACGCCTGATCCTTCGACCTTCTCAAACATGCCGCTGATAGCTTACAATCTCAAGGCGCCGGCTCCGCCAACCACGGCGGCGCGTCGTCGCGCCAGATCAATCTCTTCGCATACCACCGCTGCTTGACCGAACAGCAATTGACCAACGATGACCGGCCCAACCTGTCACATCTGAACGAGGGTCTAACATTCTTTGCCGTTCTAAAGGCGCCGTTCGATAGTGCTCTATTTAAGCAGCACGTTCAGCAAATATATGCCTTGGATACATTTGCTTCGGAGATGATTCCTGCGGACACGAGCTACATTGCCCGTTTCCTACGGTGTCAGATCAACTATTCGCACCCTATTGGCTTTGACATGGTATCACCATATACTAATGCTCAACAGATCGTTGACGGCGTTAACGCCTACGATGGCGAGTTCCACTTCGCTGTCTTCACTATCGACAACGTTACAGCTTTCTCTGGAATCCTCACGGTTCCTGGAATGCCTACAGGCTACGACTACATCGGACGTGTTCAGGGCTACTACTATCTCGCCGGAGAAGTCGGCCCACTGTCCACCACATCAAACGCGGTAGGTGATATCGCGCATCCTACACTGGAAGCATGACATGACTTGCAATGTCAAACCATATGAGAATCCCTGCCGCGCAACCGGCGTCGGACCCTCGTGTTTCACCCCGATCACGATCTCAACCGAGGACGGCGCCGGTACCTCCGGTCTCGGCGGGACAGGCGCGCCAGCAGGCGATCCTATTGGCGATCTTCCGGACAACATCGATGATCTCACTAAGGAACCATGCTGCGAAGATTGCGAAGAGCCTGTAGCTCCTGACGACGGTGGGACTGGAGACGGCACAGACGACGGCGGGACCGGCGAAGGAGGCGACGAAGAAGAGGAAGAGGACGGAGGGGGCGGGTTCACAGTCGTCGATCCTGGAGATACCGTTCCGGACGGGAATGACAAGGGAAGCAAGGACAAGAAAGAATGCATCGAGCGCATCCGCAAGCGCATCGACGAGGAAGTTCAGAAATGCTTGTGCTCCTGCTTCCAGGGCAATCAGGCGAACGCGCAGTTCCACGGGTCGTCTAATCCAGGAGCCTCGCATTGGTGCTGGGGATACTGCATTGATACTGTGGAGTCGAATTTCCAAGAGTGCTTCTGCCGCGACGTCATTTGTCAAACAGATGGCGACGAAGACGAGGACAAGGACGAACCGCTTCCTACCGACCCGACAGAAGACCCCAAGCCTGACGTCCGCTATGAGGTTGCAGAGTTCGGGCCACACATCAAGCAAGTCAACTTCCCCGTATCGAGCTACGAGGAAGTGATTCCGCTTGTCTACAATCGCGGCGTCTTGGGAGGAAATATCATTTGGGCTTCTGCCCCTCGCGCTGTGCGTAAGTGCATTGGCGGGTATAGCACAGACGCCGAGGGTACGATAACGGTGTCCTCAACTTACATCGAGCAGACTTACATCGACTTCGCACTCGCGCTGTGCGAAGGAGAGATCGCTGGCGTCTCTCGCATCTGGCTTAAGGATAGCTTGATCTATAACAACACTGTTGAGACGGACTCAACTGGCGTCGTTGTTGATGGAGATGTTATCACCGTCGTCGAGAACCTGACCATGTTCAATAAGCAGGACAAGGGTCTTGATAAATACGACAAGACGACGATGGAAATTCGCGTCTACAGCGGAAGTGAGAGTCAGTCGGTCGATCCTACGATAGCGACCGCGCTCGGCGTCTCCGCTCCCGCGAACCGTGGTCTTGCTTACATCGTGTTCCGCAACTTCGAGATCACAGGATTCGACGGAACGATACCGCAGTTGAAAGTTGAGGTCGTACGTAATCCGGCAGACATTCGTCCTACACAACAGTCGGCCCTCGTCAACAGTGATTTGCGCGAGGTGAAGCCTGATCTCCTATGGTTTGACAACGCTCAGCGGAGACTTTATGTCGGCGGCGTTTCCAATTCTCCGTCAATCGGAGACGGCATCCGTGTGCTCGACTACAATAGTCTCAGCGAAGTTGTACAGTACGCCGCTGGTGTAACTGAGAACGTCCTTGACGAAGACTTTGACCACACGACGTTCACACTATCGCCGCAGGGCTCGTTCTACGTTCAGACGGGAATTTCCGCAGGCACGCGCCCTCTACAGATCATCGACACTGCGACAGCGTACGGACGTCAGGTGTACGGCGCTGCTACGGGTAACATCGAGCATACATCCACGGCCCTGGCGGACATGTCGCGCACCGGAGGTCACGTGGGCGGATTCGTACGCACGCGGGATGTCACAGGCGGGTATCGCGAAGTTTACGTCGCCGTGGACGACAATGATGTGGCGTTCCTACGAACGCTTCCGTTCGGCCAAGTTGAGCGCATCCCATCTAGTTCAGGCGTGAATTTCACAACGGATACGGTCCAAGCGTTTGCAACCATGGAGCGTGATAAGTCAGAAGGCGATGGCCAGACTTTCACGTTACACAAGCATAATGATTTTTATCTCGTCACCGTTCCGTCCGGAACAACGAACGCGATAACGATCTATCGTGGAACTGGTTTCAGCACACGCGCGGACGCTCAGTTTTTCGATCCCGAAGCCGCGTTGGACTCGTTCGTAATTGACGCTTCTGTGTGGGGCGGACAGGCGGGCGGAACATCTGTCATGTATGCCATGGCAGACGACCGCTATTCTAGCCTTTTCATTGCTGTGCGATTCTCTGGCGGCGACGGCGCGTTCATAAAGTGGAACGTCGTGCGTGAGTCTGTGGAGTGGGCGGCGTCAGTACCGAGCATGCCGCCTTACGCTTCGGCCGGTTCGCGTGCGTCATCAGAGAGCACGAAGTTCTATCACTGGATAGGCGCGGATGGCAACGTCTACTCTATCAACAAAAGAACCGGTATCGTCGCACTCGTAGCCTCTGTCGTTGCTGATTACGGACTACCCGCTATAGGCGGCGCACAGTTCTATGATAGCTTGAGCCAGTCGATCACGTACATCACGTCTGGCGACCAGCTTGCTCGATTGTTCGTCGGGCGAGTCTTCGCCGGGACCGTCACGCTTGCTGAAATCGTCGGCGACTTGATGACTCGTTCTGGTTTGGAATCGCACGAGTACGATGTGTCTGAGCTTCTAGCTGTCGAGGTCTACGGCTACGTTATTGACGACAACAGTGATCTCCGAGCGGCACTCTTGCAGTTGGCGCTGATATACGATTTCACTGTGCGCCAGCGCTCTAACCAGATCGTCTTCACGCGTTCTGGAACCATCACTGGACTCTCACTTTCCGAGACCAATACGTCTGGCGAAGTGAAGCGTGAGACAAAGGTCGATGCGAACGCCTTCCGCGCCGCGCGGGTGACGTACTATGATGTTGACGCCTCGATGGGCATCAACACACAAGTCGTCACGTCGGCCGTGCAGCCCCCGCCTGGGCAAGCAACAACGGGCGACATTTCTATTGACTACCCCTTCTCAGCAACGGCCGCCTTCGCGGCGGCTCTCGCAGAACGCCTGTTGTTCGACGCCACGGTGAATATCGATGAAGTCGAAGTCAAAGCCGCCCCTTCGATGGCCGCATTGGAGCCGGGCGACTATGTCACGCTTTACATTGACGGGCTACAGCCGCACAACTATCTTGTTGAGGAAGCAACGATTGGCGCCGACAAAAGCGTTCACGCACGTATTCGTCGGTACGACACAGATAACGATATCTCGGTCGCGCTACAGCCGCAGCCGCCGATTGTCCAGAACGGAAACGGCAACGTCATTCCATTGACGCCAGTTAGCGGTTACAAACCCGTTGCTATTGCAACTAACGCAATCTTGAACAGTCAGACCCGCGCCGGTTACGATTCCACGACCGCCCTCTACGCAGCCATCGCTCATACGGGTGTCGGAGCGTACGTGCCGCAGAACCTCTATATTCGCTCTCCCAGCGGCTCCTTGGCGCAGAAGGGGAAACCTACCCGCGCGCTTGACTACGGCACTGCACTGTCAATTCTGCCCGATTCTGACGACTATGGGACAGACTTCGCGACTGAGCTTGTCGTCCGGTTCACAAAGCCGGGCGCGGAGGACATCTTTACAGCGTTCAGTGATCATGAAAGCTTCTTCTCGAATGAGTGGAACAACACGTTGTATGTGGGCGGTGAGCTAGTCCAGTTCCGCAACTGGTCAGTTGACGGCGACGGTGTGACTTACCGGTTCACCGGTCTCATGCGCGGCCGGCGCGGTACTGAGCAATACATCAACGGACACGAGGGTTTCGAGTTCGTCGCTGCTTATTCGCCCCTGTCCTGGACATTAATCGAAGACGGTGTTACCAATGAGCTGGGAGATCAGTATTTGGTCGCCGTTCAGATCGGTGTGCCAGCGGCAGGACAGTTCGCCGAAGAACCGGTCTTCGTTGATCACGATTTCATCAAATTCTATTCTCCGCTTCTGCGCCGGTCGAAGCAGGTTGGTGGCGATTTTGTTCTGTCGATGATCAACCGCGTGCGAACGGAAGATATTACAACGGATTTGAACGACAGCCCGACGCCAGAAAATGTATATTTTGCAATACCTAAGCTGTACGTTTTGTCGGCGCCGTATGAAGAGCAGAGGTTCATAGACGCAGTCGCTGGGGCCGAGCCGGGCTACATCTTGCGGCAATCGACCGGAACGACCACATTCACATATGGTCTTGCAGCCCAGCTCGCAGACGGATTCGACGCGGCGACAGACACCCTGCATGTCGTCGGATTCATCGAGCGCAACATCACTGACAACATCTTCCCGATCCCTCGCGGACATGCAAACTATCGCGCGATCCGCCCTGAGTACAAGAGCTAAATATGGCCGCGAACAATGATTGCGAAGCCACAGCACCGGACGCGTCGAATTTCCGCACCAATGGCTGCGCGTTCTCAGGAGACGATTGCCCGATAAAGGGGAAGAAGGTCAACGACGAACTTGACATGCGGTTCTTCGCTGAGCAGAAGATGGATTCCAACAAACGCTGGAAAGACGAGATGATTCATTTCGTCAATCCAGCGTCTGGCGTTTCGAACGAAGGGGGTGAAGGTAACTCCAAGCGCCTACAAGACCGTCAGGTGGTTCATGATGGCCACGCCGCAGCCGAAGATTTCATTACGCAGAATCCTAAAGCGGCCAAAAGTGATCGCGCCGAGAACTGCACCGAGTACGGTGGCCGTATCACGGGTATCGGGCCAAGTTGCGATGTTGGTGAGCGCGGCGAGGGTGATCTCCACAACTGCGTGTTCACAAAGATCGCGGACTGCGAGGCTCGGCGCCAGGACTGTCGAAGCAATGTGTCCTATGAGAACATGGGCACTATCATATCGGCGAACGTCAACTCTGCGCAGCCTCCAGTCGAGGTTTCTCCGAACTGTGACGACTACTATAAATCTTGCGTTGAGAAGACAACGAAGCTCTGCGTTTGCAGTGACTGCGAATACGAGTCTTGCCTGTACGACTGCGACGACGGCGACACCGATGACGTCGATCCGGATGACGATGGCACTGATCCGACGACCGACACGGACTACAACGGTGGTCCGAAACTAGGCTCCGTCAACTTCACAAACTCAGCCTATGACATCCCGATCCCGATCATCTACGGACGCTATGTCATAAGTGGCAACATCATATGGGCGTCCAATCCGACAGTGACGACGGTTACTGAGCGTACGGAGTCTGTTGATGAGAAGCGCATCCGCGTCCAAATCGACGAGAAGTTCATCTACCACGGTTCGTTCGCGGTTGGACTTTGCGAAGGACCAATCTCTGGACTCGTCCGCGTCTGGCTCGGGGAGACACTGATCTTCTCTCGAACGCTTAGTGTGGATGAGACCGGCAATGTCGAGCCCACAGAGGGCGTTCTGGTGGATGAGATCGAGAACATGCTTCTGTTCTCATCCGGTTCAGATGATCAAGAATACTATGACCAGACGCGCATGCGCGTAACGCTGTATCCTGGCAGTGAGGAACAGTTGCCTCCTGCCGGCATGGGTACAAACCAGCCCGGCTATCGTGGTCTTGCGTTCCTCCTATTCGAGAACGTCAACCTGTCGTATCTAGGCGGCAACGTTCCGCAGCTTCGTGTCGAAATCTCTGAGTTCACACGCACTGAGAGCTTCCCGCGTATCGTGGCATCGTTGTCTGATACCGACGTAGCCGGCGCGCGCTCTGATCTCCTAGTCGCCGACGTCCGCACGAACAGCA